TCAATTTACGGTGACTTCGCCTAATACGTTGACGATTCTTCCTGCCGCTACTGGCATCTTTACGTTGACCTAAGATGGCAACTGGCTGGGGGCGTGGCCCTTGGAGTTCAGCGGAATGGGGATCAGGTGATGTAGTTCAACCTGCCGTAGGAGCCGTTGTACTTGCAGGGGTAGCACCCAGTTTAGTTAGTGAAGTACTAATAACCCCCGCTGCTAGAGCAGTAGTTCTGGCGGGTGTAGCACCAAGTGTTGTTCAAAGCATTATCATCACGCCGCCAGTTGGTGCATTGGCATTAACGGGTGTAGCGCCAAGTGTGGTTCAAGGTAGCATCACCACACCAGCCGTTGGTGCGGTGGTACTGGCAGGAGTTACGCCTAGCATAGCTAGAGGAACAGTAATAACTCCCGCAGTTGGCGCGATGGTACTAGTAGGTGTAGCACCCAGCATAGTTAGAGGGACGGTAATAACCCCAGCGGTAGGGGCGTTGACGTTGGTAGGGATTGTTCCGCAAGTAGCCGTAACAAATGATATGTTCCTCACGCCGCCAGTTGGGGCGTTGACGTTAGTAGGTGCAGCACCAGCGGTTGTATCAGGCCAGATTCTTACGCCTACGGGCGCGACAGAAGTAATAGGTTCAGCACCAAGTGTTATTGTAAGCGGGAAAGTAATAACGCCAGCAGCAGGGGCATTAGCCCTTGTAACATTTACACCGACTGTACTTAGTGGTTTTGTTATCACCCCACCAGCAGGTGTACTAACACTAGTAGGGGCAGCACCAAGAGTTAAGAATCCAAATTGGATTCCAGTAAATACAAGTCAGACTGGAACATGGACTCCAGTAAGCACTACTCAGACAGCATCTTGGCAGCAGATAGCCGCGTAAAGGATAAATAATGGCATCGACCTACAGCACAAACCTAGCCCTTGAATTGATTGGTACAGGGGATCAGTCTGGTACTTGGGGTGTGACTACCAATACTAACCTTGGTACGCTGCTTGAGCAGTCTATCAGCGGCTATGTAACCCAAGCAATCACAGACGGTTCTGGGGCAAACACTACGATAACGATCCCCAACGGGGCCACGGGTGTAGCGCGGAATATGTTTATCGAGATGACTGGGGCGTTGACCTTCAGCACAACAAGCCTGATTGTCCCAGCAAACAAGAAACTCTACTTCATCTACAACAATACTACGGGCGGCTTTGCTGTAACGGTTAAGGTGTCAGGGCTGACTGGTGTATCTGTGCCTAACGGCGCGAAGATGGTGCTTACCAGCAACGGTACGGACATTGTTGTAGCGACAAACTACCTTGCTTCTCTGACGCTGGGTGCGGCTCTGCCTGTAGCTTCTGGTGGTACTGGGCTTACTGCTGGAACTAGCGGTGGGATTCCCGCTTACACGGCGACTGGAACCATAACGTCTTCCGCAGCACTCACTCAATACGGTGTAGTTTATGGCGGCGGCGCAGGGGCTGTTCCGGTTGCTACTGCGGCTGGAACTACTGGTCAGATACTTACTGCCACTACCGGCAGTGCGCCAACATGGGCAACTCCAGCAGCAGCAGCGGGTGTACCTGCGGGTTCTGTAATGCCTTTTGCAGGTTCTTCAGCACCAACTGGATACTTGTTGTGCTACGGACAAGCAGTTTCTAGGTCTACCTATTCAGATTTGTTTGCCGTAACTAGTACAACGTATGGTGTTGGTGATGGCACGACCACGTTTAACTTGCCAGACCTTAGAGGTCGTCTTGCTGCTGGTGTGGATAACATGGGTGGTACTGCGGCAAATCGGATTACTTCTGGTGGCTCAGGCATTACAGGCACTACGCTTGGTGCGGCAGGTGGCGCAGAAACGGTTGCATTGACAACCGCACAATTGGCTTCACACACCCATACTGACTCAGGACATACGCACATAGAGAATGTTGGAGCACGGCTGACGTGCTGCCCCGGGTCTAGATATCCTGAACAAAGCAATGCTTCAAGTATTCAAACTTTAGCCTCAGTTATATCTACAGCATCAGGAAACGCATCACTAACAAACACGGGATCAGGGACAGCGCATAACAACACGCAGCCAACTATGATGCTTAACTACATCATTAAGACGTAAGGAGAAGTCATGGAATTTTGCCTCAACCTAGATAACCACATAGTCATAAAAGACAATTCAGGCAATTCTCAATACGAGGATGTTGCTCAAAACTTTAACTTAGATTCAGGATTGACTGTTTCATTACCTGAAAATATGGCTGCTCTTAACTATACGGACAATATAACCGTCTATTACGATGCAAAACAAAACGCTTACCCAGTAGAGGGCAGCTACTGTCCAGATATGGTTACTAGTGCTATATCGGCAATAGATGCAATTTGTGCTGCAAAAGCAACCCGTGAGCATGATGCTGCGGTAGCTAAAGCCGCAAAAGAAGCTGAGGAAGCCGCGTTGTTGCTACAAGCCGCCATAGCAGAAGCTGCTATGAATCAACCTAGAACAAGCGGCACACAATCGCTATGACCATTTCGGTTCCCGCAGCGCATTCGTTTGTTGTTAATGATGTGACTACAAATGTCTATCACGCCAACAAGGGTGAGGGGATACCGTATCACAGCCATTTATATAACCATACAACAACTTGCATGGCGGGTTCCTGTGTTCTTCGCAAACGCGATAAACAACTTGTAGTTGATAAGTTTTCTCAACCAGTGAATTTGATAGCACCTGACGAGCATGAGATTGAGGCGCTTGAAGATGGAACTGTTTTTGCAAACACTTTTGGGCCTGATCAATAATGACCGAACTTGAAGCTAGGTTTATGTCACACGAAGCCGTTTGTGCTGAACGGTGGAAGGAAACCATCTTGCGAATAAAGCGGATGGAACACATCCTTTTAGGTGTTGCTGGTGCAATCATCATGCTGCTTATATCGCTGGTGTTGAAGGTGCATTGATGGTCACCAAGAAGCGTGTCACTAGAAAGGTCACCCCCAAAAAGGGGACGATCAGCCCCAAAGGTGGGACGTACCTAGATAAGGGTATTGAACTCATCAAGTGGGTGGACACGCCGTTTAAACTTATTGCGGTGGTAATCCTAGCCAGTCTGTTCTTTCTTGGCTACTTTGCATGGGACTCACGGCAGGTCATCCTTCAAGCTATCACGACCACATCGCATATGCCGACCCTGAAAGAACAGGAGAAGCTACTGCCTATAGCCGCTGCGCTTCAAAAAGATACAGAAGCTGTGAGCGTAGTTGTCTACAAAGCAAATCTTGTCGTTAATAGCCGCGTGACCGTTCTGGCTATCGGCAAAGAAGGTAGGGATAAAAGCATCGACGGCAGTATGAGCAGCTTATTTTCGGCTAGTTCTGAGCGCAACGCAGCGATGGTGGCTATGCTTAACGGCGAAGTAATGTGCAGCAAACTGGAAGTTTCAGGTAAGACTACGGAGTGGGAAGCCAAGCAAGGTGCAACCTTTGTCTGTAGAGGGTCTATCCCGCCTGAAGTGGGAGCCTTTGCTGGGTACATTACCGCTGGTTTCAAAGTGCAACCTGAAGACGTAAATGCAATTAAAGTTCGACTTAACGCAGCAAGTACCGAAATGGCGAAGTGAAACGGACATGGCTCTTAATATTCCTTCTGAGTCTTTGTGCTGGAAATGCGGAGCAGCCCTGTTTGGTTTCAGACTTCAAGCTAATTGCACTATCCACCAACAACTCAGTAGAACGGGAAAAGGCGGCGCTAACGTGGCTAAAGAAAGTCGGCCCTTCCTGCTCTTTGGAAAAACTAATTATCATCCGCAACAATCGCGCAAATTGGCTAGGTACAGCGGACACAACAGAAGTTGACGTATTGGTCGATACTTTGTTAGGAAAGAAGAAATAATGTTCCCCATAGGCGCGTTGCTCGACATCGGCTCAAAGATGATCGACAAGTTCTTCCCTGATCCTGCGGCGGCTGAGTCTGCCAAGTTAAAGCTATTGGAGATGCAGCAGAACGGCGAACTTGCTCAACTCAATGCTGACGTAGCAGAACAACATGAACTGACTGACCGTCTCAAAGCGGACATGGCCTCGGACTCTTGGCTGTCTAAGAACATTCGCCCTATGACCCTGATTGCCATCCTTGCTGGTTACTTTGTCTTTGCACTGATGAGTGCGTTTGGTATCGACACAAACCAGCGGTATGTAGAACTGCTAGGTCAATGGGGGATGCTAATTATGTCCTTTTATTTTGGCGGCAGGACGCTGGAGAAAGTCCTTACCCTGACAAGGAAGCCCGATGCAGCTAAGTGAGCATTTCTCCCTAGAGGAACTGACCCATACTGACCACAGGACTCTGGACAACACGCCTACGGATAAGGAGTTGGCTAATCTGGTGCGGCTGGCTGAGTTCCTTGAGGTCATAAAGGCTATTCTGGGCGGTAAGCCGATCATGATTAACTCTGCATTTCGGTCTAAAGCGGTCAATGATGCCGTGGGTAGTAAGGACTCTAGTCAACACCGGACAGGTTGTGCTGCTGACATACGGGTTCCGGGTATGACTCCAGACGAAGTGGTAAAATTTATCCGTTCTGCTGACATTGAATACGACCAAGTAATACGCGAGTTTGACCGCTGGACGCACGTTTCCATACCACTTGAGGGTGCTAAACCCCGTAAGACTGCGCTTATCATCGACAAGACCGGGGCACGGGCTTATGCTTAAGCCTACAAGCAAGGACGTTTAAATGCCTTTATCCAAACTACAGTTCCGTCCGGGCATCAATAAGGAATCCACGACCTACGCTAACGAAGGCGGTTGGTACGATTCTGAAAAGGTGCGGTGGCGTTCTGGCTTCCCAGAGAAGATTGGTGGGTGGGTTAATCTCGCTACCTCTACCTCTGGTGTAGTCAATACGTTTAAAGGCGTAGCGCGGAACCTTTGGAATTGGGTAACGCTTAACACTAGCAACCTGAACGCAGTTGGCACTAGCCAAAAAATGTACGTTGAGAACGGGGGCAAGTATTACGATGTAACGCCTCTTACCGCTGCTTCGCCTGTAACTCTTGGTAGTAACCCCATTACTACGGTAAGTGGTAGTGCCTTGGTTACGATAGCTGCAACTGCACACGGTTCTACAGCGGGGACTTACGTTACGTTCTCTGGGGCTACGGCATCAGGTGGGCTTACCATAGTGGGTGAGTTTGAGATAGTTACCGTACCAGATAGTAATACTTTTACCATTGTTAGCCCTACGGTGGCTTCTTCTTCGGCTACAGGTGGGGGTGCTTCTGTTGTCGCTAATTACCAAATAGCCGCAGGGGGTGTTGTATATACCGTTGGTAACGGTTGGGGCGCGGGTACTTGGGCGCGTGGGGGCTGGGGGTCGGGTACAGATACAACGGCTGGAGCAGGGAATCAGATACGCCTATGGTCTATTGATAACTACGGTCAAGACCTTGTGTTTGCCCCAAGAAACAGTGCTATCTACTACTGGGCGGTGAATACCTCCAGTTACCCTCGTGCTGTAACCCTATCCAGCCTTTCCACCGCAGCAGGGTATGCGGGGACGTTTGTCCCTACGTCTACGCTTCAAATATTTACTTCAGGTATCCAACGCTTTGGCATTTGTTTTGGTGCTAATCCCTACGATCCTACTAATGCTAATACTACTTTCGACCCCATGTTGGTGCGGTGGTCAGATCAGGAAAATATATATGATTGGGTTCCTACAGCGGCAAATCAATCGGGCGAGTTGCGTCTGTCAAGCGGCTCTACAATTGTTGCGGGACTACATACGCGCCAAGAAAATCTAGTCTTTACCGACTCGGCTTTGTTCTCCATGCAGTATGTTGGGCCTCCCTATGTCTGGGGGTTCTCACTACTGACGGACAATATCTCTATCATGGGGCCAAATGCGTTCTCTACGGTGAACGGGGTGACGTACTGGATGGGCGTGGATAAGTTCTATGCCTACTCGGGGCGTACAGAAACGCTGCCTTGCACGGTAAGACAATACATCTTCAATGACATAAACCTTGCTCAGTCTTACCAAGTCGTTAGTGGGACGAATGAGGGCTACAACGAAGTATGGTGGCACTACCCCTCGGCTAACAGCCTTGTTAATGATAGGTACGTCATATTCAACCACCTTGAGCGCATCTGGTATGTGGGTACGATGAACCGCACGGCTTGGTTAGATAGTCCGTTGCGTAGCTTCCCAATGGCTTCTTTTAGTGTGCAAAACTCTTACCTAAGTGTGGCGGCTAATGCGTCCATAACAACGCTATCTTTGATAAACAGCGCGTCCTACCCTGCTGCGGGAACGATACAGATAGACTCAGAGATCATTACCTACACGGGCAATAGCACCAACACGCTGACAGGTTGCATACGGGGTACGAACAACACAACGGCGGCAAGTCATATCCAGTACGCCCCTGTAACTAATTACGTCCCCAATCAGGTTATGTACCATGAGGATGGGGTAGATGACTATTCTGGGGTAGCGCCCGTAGCCATAAATGCTTACGTCCAGTCTTCTGACTTTGACATTGGGGATGGGCATAACTTTGGGTTTGTCTGGCGCATCCTGCCTGACGTTACGTTTGGTGGGTCTACCGCAGCTTCTCCTGCCCTGACTATGGTTATACAACCAAGGGTGAACTCGGGTACAGCCTATGGGACACCTAACCCCAATACGGTGACTAGAACGGCTAGTTACCCTGTAGAACAGTACACGGGTCAGGTCTATACAAGGCTGAGAGGGCGGCAGATGGCGTTCAAAATAGAGTCCACCACTTTAGGTGTGGCTTGGCAGCTTGGAAGTCCTAGAATTGATATACGCCCTGATGGACGTAGGTAAGCACTTACAGACATGGCTTCTCCTCCCAACCTACCACTAGCCCCTATAGAGTATGAGCAAAGGTATATTGATCAGTTAAATCGCATACTTACGCTATACTTCAACCAGATTAGTGGCGTAGTACCCGTAACTGCGGCAACGCTTAATATCAACATAGACCTTTTGCCGACACAGGCTAATTTGACAACGATGCGCTCAGGGGATGTGTACCGAGATACGACTGCAAATAACGTATTAAAGGTTTTCACTGGAATTTATAAAGCCCCAGTAACTAAGGCTTTGACGATAACGGGTATTGCTCCAACCATAACGGTGGCATAAATGGAAGATATCAACGTCCCATTGAATCAAGAGGAAGGAAGTCTTCTTCCTACCAATCTTCGCCTAACCCCGAAGCAGAAGGCGGCTTACCTTTCCGGACGGGATTATGAACTTAGTGGAAGCCCAACAGGTGGAGAAGCTTCAGTAAACACCTCTATAGGCGATACTAATGTACGCGGGAAAGTAGCCAAAGAAGCGGGTATCCGCTCAATAGGACTGGGTGCTAGTAAGAATATAGGCGGTGTAAACGTATCCGCTGATGCTTTGCATAAAGGTTTGCAGAAAGAATTTACCCTAAAGGCAGATATGCCGATAGGCGCAGGGATGGGGTATCTAAACGCCTCTAGGGCGAATGATGCCAACACAGTTCGGGCTGGTTTAAACGGGCCTATAATGGGTGGCAGGTTTAGTGCTGAAGCTGGTTCAAGCCCAGAAGGGCGAGACATAGGTGCTTCCTACGAAAACGGCAATCTAAAATTTAGCGGGAGCAGGAATATGCCTACCGAAGGTCGGCCTGACAACAGGTTTAATATTCAGTACGGCAGATCATTTGCTCAAGGTGGACTAGCCAGTCTTCACCGTACTGCCAACTCTCTTGCCGCTCAAGGCCGACATGGGGATGACACGCTCATCCACGTTAGCCGTAAAGAACTAGCTGGTCTAGCTAGTTTAAACGGAGGCAATCTAAGCATTAACCCCCAGACTGGATTGCCAGAGGCATTTAGCCTAGGCAGTATGCTTCCTACCATTGCGGCATTAGGTCTTTCTGCAATGGGTGTTCCTGCTTGGGGTATTGGTCTAGGTGCTGGAGCAACAGCAATGCTCCAAGGTAAATCGCTTACGCAAGGATTACTGACGGGTCTTCTTGCTGGTGGTACTTCTGGGGTTACAGATGCCCTTGCTGAAGCTGGGAAAGGTGCTGCTACTACTACGGCATTAACAGACCCAACTGGTGTTACGTCATTAGCACGGGATGCCGCTGCTAATACCGCTGCACAAAATGCAACAGGACAAGCAGTACAAAGTACGTTAAGTGATGCAGCAAAAAATGCTGCAATTGAAGGAATTCCTTTACCAAGCAATTATGCTCAACAAGTTCTCAGTCAGGTAGACCCAAATATAGCGGCAAATGCAAGAATAGCTGCCATTGATTCGGCTCAAGGTGGGTTGAATTCTACCATTGCTGCTGATGCAGCTAGAGTACAAAATGCAGCAGCAGGGCCAAGTTTCCTTCCGGATGCCGCTAGACAAAAGCTTGGCAATATCAGTGCTGGGTTAGGGCAACCAGATGCACTTAAAAATGCGCTGATGTCCAAGAGCGGGATGGCTACGTTGATTGGTGGAGTAGGCTCACTAATGCCTGATCCCAATAAAGCTGTTGTGCCTCCCAATACCTTTAGTGGTTCTTCCTATCGTCCTATGGGGGCATATAACAGGAACTATGCTGCTGCTCCTGTTGGATATGATCCTAACCAAGGGGAGTACAACTACTTCCCCGGAGACCGCTACTACCGTGCTGCTGCGGGTGGATCAATGGAAGATATCCAAGCGCAACCTGTGATGCCGCCTAATCAAATGATGGGTGGGGCTACGCCTTATGCAAATCAGTTCTACCCCGGTGCTAACATTGCACAGGGTGGGGCTTCACAATCGCCTTCTGCTACTGACGTTGTAGGCGGATACGATCAGAGTATTAACCAGTACACAGGAGAACCTGTGCGTATGGCTAGGGGTGGGGTAGCTGCCTTCGATAAGAACT